TGGTGCGATGAAGCATGGGTCTGGGTATTCCAGACGTTGTATAGAGAGCTAGGTATCAAAAACCGTCGCTTAAATATCTGGCTGAAGAACAACGCTTCACCTACTCCTACCGTTGCCTTTAATAAAGCAATAGAACTTTGTGTTTATGGCACGACAGGCTCTCCATACTTAGCAAAGAAAGTCACTAACTGTACCGAAATTATGAATGCTGATCTCGGTGTTGGTAACGACTTGCTTGAAACAGTCTCCAACGTCTGGACAGCAAAACGAATCAAGATTAGTGAATACGAACATCCAACCTCTAAACCACCAAGCCTGCATGAGAAAGCGATTAAGCGTTGCACGAAGCTTGGTGATATTATTCTCGATTCATTTTCAGGATCAGCCAGTACCCTTGTCTGTGCTAATGGACTCAAGCGCCGTGTCTATTCTCTTGAAGCAGAACCCATCTTTTGCGAACTAGCCCGCCGTCGTTATGAGAAACTCACTGGCAACAAAGTTGTGGTAATCAAAAACTACTATGAAAAAGCCTAAACACTCTAAGCTTTTTCTTGAAGAACTAAGAAAAGTACCGATTGTACAGGTGGCATGTGAAAAGACTGGCATTGCCCGCAATACGGTCTATCGCTGGAAACGTGAGGACGCTAAGTTCGCTAAAGATTTCGATGAAGCTATGTTTGACGGAGTAGCGTTTGTGAACGACATGGGCGAAAGCCAACTCCTCACTCTAATCAAAGAAAAGAACTTCCCAGCGGTGCGTTTTTGGCTCAATAAACGCCACCCTGCATACAAGGACAAGATTGAAGTTACTACAAAAGAAGATATTGAGGCTCTTACACCATCCCAAGCCAAAATTGTGAGACAAGCCTTGAAATTGGCGTCGATTACCAAGAACGCCTCCATTAAAAAGATAAATATTAAAGACCATGAATAAACTCATTCCCAACGCCCTAGTTAATAAGATGATGAAAGATCGTCTTATTCGTACCTCAATCACGAAAGACAGCTTCCTCTACTTCTTCCACTTCTACTACGCTCACTACGTGAAGTACGAAACAGCAGATTTCCAAAAAGAAATCATGCACCACCTAGAAAGTAGTGCGACCGAAAACTTTTATGTAGTGGCGTTTCGTGGTTCTGGCAAATCAACCATGGTCACGACCGCCTATCCAATTTGGGCGATTTTAGGTAAACAACAGAAGAAGTTTTGTATTATCTTCTGCCAGACGAGAGCGCAAGCAAAGCAACATATGATGAATATCAGAACCGAACTTGAAGGAAATGATCTACTTAAAAAAGACCTCGGTCCGTTTCAGGAAGAAAGTGACGAATGGGGTTCACATTCACTAGTCTTTAGAAAGCATGGTGCTCGTATCACAGTTGCTTCCAGTGACCAGAGTATTCGTGGACTCCGTCACAATGAACATCGACCCGACCTCATAATTTGTGATGACGTTGAAGACGTACAATCGACCAAGACTCGTGAGGGTCGCGAGAAAACCTATAACTGGCTTCGTGGTGAGGTGATCCCGTCTGGTGACCGCAGAACAAGGCTGGTTATAGTTGGAAATCTCCTCCATGAGGATTCTCTCCTAATGCGGATCAAAGAAGAGATTGAGAAAGGCAAAGCCAAGGGGGTATTTAAGGAGTATCCACTGATTGATAAAAATGAGGTTTGTTTATGGCAAGGGAAATACAAAACGCCAGCTGATCTGGAAGAGGAAAAAATGAAAGTTTCGAGTGATGTGTCTTGGCAACGAGAGTATTTATTACGAATTATACCGACTGAAGATCAGGTGATTCATCGTGAGTGGATTCAGTATTACGACGACTTGCCTGGTATTCAACATCGAGCGTATCGTGGTACTTATGCCGGAGTTGACCTCGCCATTTCAGCGAGTGACGCCGCTGACTTTACTACGGTAGTATCCGCTCACATCTACGGACGACGAGATAAAGTTCGCATTTATGTTCTTCCAAATCCAATAGCACAGAAGTTGAATTTTCCAGCGCAGGTAGAGCTAATGAAAGACTTTAAGCGTACCCAGATGCCTAAAAGTTCAGACCTTCTGTTTGTTGAAAGTGTGGCGTACCAAGAAGCTTTACCTCAAATGCTCGAACTTCACGGAATTAATGCAAACGCAGTTAAACCCAAAGGCGACAAACGTACTCGATTATCCCTCACCTCAACATCGATAAAATCAGGAGTTATTAAATTTCCACGACAAGGGTGCGAGGATTTAATCCAACAGCTTGTGGGATTTGGCGTAGAAAAGCATGACGACCTTGCGGATGCCTTTTCACTGCTGATTAATTCCACGTTAGACAAGATTATGGATGAATCAACGTGGATCATGGCTTCTATGGACGGAGATACGCTCTTCTACAGTGACTACATTGATGTGGAGACAGGTAGGTAATACTACAAAATTAAATTTGACAAATACTATATTATCGTGTTATTCTATAGAACTGTTCTTTGATACAAATTCTCTGTTTGAGACCAGCTTTTTAAGCCTTGCCTTAGGGCTTAGGAAGCTGGTCTCAACCGAGACAAGACGCAAACCAGAGCGAATCTGGCGCTACTATTGGAGCTAACGTTATGACAACGCTTACTCATGAACCGGCCACCGACGGCCAAATGAAGCAACTCACCCGCATGGCAACCGACGCTGCCGATAAGGCGGTGAAGGCCTATGCCGGCGCCAACTACCTCAGCAAGGAAGGTGCCGAGCGCGTGAAGGGCAATGCTGACTTCGTCGGCCGCATCCACGCCGCAACCGTTCTCGCCCTCGCCGAACTGTCGAACACCGACAAGTTCAAGGACGAAGAAGTCAGTTCGACCTGCGGCTATCTGTCCGGCTACGCCCCCAAGGGCCTGACCGAGCAGTGCAACCGTCTGCGTGAGCTGTTCTCCGGCATCGGCTTCGCCAACCTCGACCTGCTTACGCAGATCGAGAAAGGCGATGTCCCGCTTCCGACTGGTGCCGAGGGTTGGTTCGCCATCCCCAACTGGACGGCGAACCCGAATATCTTCGGTTCGATCTACAGCGGTGCGCTCCTCAAGGCGCTCGACACCATCAAGCAGACCCGTAACGGCAAGTTCTACAACTACCGTGACGGCCAGCTCGACGAGAAGCGTCTCCGCCAATCGGCTCAGTCGCAGAAGTTCTGGACGGAACTCGCAGATGCCCAGGGCAACCCGGACATTCTGATTGTTCCCGCCCAGTTCGGCATTTGCCATCGTGGACGTTCTGTCCGGCGTGCTCGCGAGGTCTTCGCAGGGAATGAGTTCGGCCTCGGCGCGTTCGCTGTCGGTATCATGATCCTGACCCACCCGGAACGGCTCATGCACTACGACGATCTCTGGATCGACTGCTCGGGTGACGAGTTCGACGATCCGGATTCCGGTGTTCGCTTTGGCCACGCTCCGTACTTCAGCTTCGGCGTTGGCTTGGTCAGGTTCGGCACGTACTTTGTCGGCGTTGCCTTCGGCTGCTGCGGGTCGGCGTCGGGGTTCGGTCCGCAGAACTGATCCTCGAACCTTGAGTTCTTGAGTCTTTTGTACATTTGATTCTTGAACTCGAAAAAATTTTTTCGGCGGTACCCACACCATGGGTACCGCCGATTTCTTTTGATATAATCAACTGTGAGTCTAGGCTAATGTACGGCACGTCTACGGATTGTCGTCGCTGAACTCTTTCTCTTTTGAGAAATAGGCCAGAGTTCTCTCGACTACGGTTTGGAGAAGAGCGCCTTGATAAGGAGATACTGCTTGTCTTTATTTAAGATGAACCGATATGCGCATTGCGCAGGTGTCATCAGATAAAATTCAGGAGTGAGATCGTGACTTGTTTCCAACAAGAATTACTTCAAGCTCTGGTGCCACGGATGGGTAAAGACAATATCCGGATTCCGATGTTCGCTTTGACCACGCTCCGTACTTCAACTTCAACGATGGCAAGGTCAAGTTCGACACGAACTTTGTCGACAATGCCAACGACAACTACGGGTCGGCGTCGGGGTTCGGTCCGAAGTCACTCCTTCACAAAACAAAGGGTATCCGTTGGATACCCTTTGTTTTATGAAACGTTAGAGCTTGAACGAATCCAACCACCAAGCATTCTTCCAATTTCATCAATCTTTTCTTGGAGCACCGTGTATTTTTTAAGATCAAATACTTTCGTTTCTTTCATAAGCCGCACAAAGAAACGAAGTGTATTGAGTTTAATACTTGCCTTTTCCAGCGACGCTGATTTATTATTTTTAGTGTATCCAGCTTCAATAAGAAGCTCAATGATATCTACAATACATCGCTCACTGCGCTCGTATATCGTGAAGCGGTCAGCTTTTGGCACAATACGACGATATTCATGAAATGTAGCATACAATTCATAGGTCTTCTTCAAGATTGGTATATCAATGTCATTCATAAAAGTGTATAAGGAATTATTTTCAGCAATTATCGACCCACAAAATCTGTTTCTGGCATGGAACGAATTTAGACGTGGAAAAAGAAATAAAGAAGACGTTTTGTTGTTTGAAAAAAATCTTGAACAACATATTTTTCAATTGCATCGTGATTTGAAAGACAAGAGATACGTGCACGGTGCATATACCGACTTTTACATAAATGATCCAAAACGTAGACATATTCATAAAGCGACAGTACGTGATCGAGTTCTGCACCATGCACTTTTCCAGGTACTTAATCGAATCTATGAACCCACTTTCATTGCTAGATCGTTTTCGTGTCGAGTTGGAAAAGGTACACACAAAGGAGTCTCGGCGGCACGAGAAATGATTCGGAAGGTTTCAAAAAACAACACTCGTCCATGTTATGTACTTAAATGCGATGTACGGAAATTTTTTGATTCCATCGACCACGTAATTCTCATGCAATTACTTCGGAAAGAAGTAAAAGATAAAGACGTGCTGGACTTGCTTTCAAGGGTTATTCAAAGTTTTGATTCCGGATACACTGACTTATTTAGTCCGCACGGTCTTCCTATCGGAAACCTCACATCACAGCTATTTGCAAACGTGTATATGAACTCATTTGACCAGTTCATGAAACAGATACTTCGCACCAAACACTACGCACGCTATACAGATGATTTCATTATTGTATCTGAGGATGTTGAGTACCTGCTTAGTCTTATACAGCCGATTGAAGATTTTTTAAGAACGGCTTTGAAACTTAGTTTACATCCAGAAAAAGTTGATATCTTTAAGCTTAACCACGGTGTTGATTTTCTTGGTACTGTCTTATTTCCGCATCACTCACAAATACGCAAGAAGACACGGAAGAGAATAGTGAGAAAACTAGATGAGCGAATTATTGCCCACAACATAGAACTTATTTCTCCAGACAGTCTTGATCAAACTATGCATTCTTACCTCGGTGTGTTGTCACATACCAATTCGTACAAGCTGGGTGAGGAACTAAAGAATACGTACTGGTATAAAGTAAATAAGTGACAATTACTCGATGTTTGCAAGTGTAACGCAGGTGGTCTGTCCTCCATTTCGAGATCCTTCAGACTTTAAGAAGTCACACAACTTTGTCGAATCAAAATTCTGCCAGTTAATTTTTTGGTAGGTATCTTTGTCTGTGGCTTGCGAAAGAATAATGTCATTCTTTTTGTTTCCATACTGATCTGTGGTTTCACCGTAGTACCAAACAATTACGTCATAGACACTGGGGTTTGAAGCATATGTTTCTTGAAAAATTTTGCTCGTCAACTCTCCAGTATCTCGATAAAATGATTTGGAACTGAAAAAATTTGTAACGTTGAGTTTAACCGTAATCATGCGCGAACCCTCAGGCCGATCGCTGTCTGCCTTTTGATCGTCAATACCGTTAAAATTTACATCAGTCGCACCAGTTTTTACTGCCAGTGCTTTAATACGATCTTCAAATGTTTGCGTCTGTACTGGCGTCGCTGCTTCAGGCGTATCATTATTAGTACTGACTGGAATAGTCTCGGTTGTATTATCGGTATTTACTGCTTGAGGTTTAGGAGTACTGTCTCCTGATCCGATAATGATAAGTACGATGATTGCAACCGCCCAAACCCACTTCTTCTTATAAAACGGCTTCTTCACTACTGGTGTATTTGTTTCCATAATTAATGCTTGATAGGACTTAATAATTCGTGGCGGGTATACAAAAAGCCCGCCACGGGTAGAGGGCGAACCCTCTCGTACCAGTTTCCCGATACGGCCTATCAAGCAACCCCATGACGGGTTTTTTATTCTTGATAGGACTTTTCACCATGCTCCAGATATTCTCTGAAGTTTAGGCTACTTCTATGTATTCAATTGTGCGACAACGACATTTTAGCAGATTTGTCTGCTAATTTCATCCTATCGTATGTTTGTGTCTTTGCTAAGTCTTTAAGCAAGTATGTGACGTTTTTCTTAGTCTGCATAGCTATGCACCTCGTGCAGGTCTGTCATTAATGAATGATGGAAACACAGGTAATGAACAACTTTGGCGTCAAAACTGATGTACCAAAAGTGCCAGTTAAGTACCTACTATACGCACGTAAAAGTACCGAGTCTGATGAAAAACAAGCACTCTCAATTGATTCGCAAGTTAAGGAGATGTTGGCTATCGCTGAACGTGAACAACTTGATATTGTTGAGATTAGGCGTGAGTCACACTCAGCTAAAGATTCTGGGCAAAGACCGGTATTTAAAGAGATCCTCGAAGACATAAGACGAGAACGCTTCAATGGAATAATAGTGTGGCATCCAGACCGTCTCAGTCGTAATGCTGGCGACCTAGGTTCACTTGTTGATCTTATGGATCAGCATCTACTCCGTGAAATTCGCACCTATGGTCAAACGTTCACTAATACCCCGAGTGAGAAGTTTCTTTTAATGATTCTGTGTTCTCAGGCAAAGCTAGAGAATGACAACAAAAGTATCAATGTGAAGCGAGGGCTTAAAACGAGAGTTGAGATGGGATTGTGGCCTGCACCTGCTCCCACAGGCTATCTCAAGGAAAAACGAATGGATCGGAAGTGTGAGACGTATATCGACCCTGAACGTGGACATGTAGTAAAGCAAATGTTTGAGAAAGTAGCATATGAGAAATGGAGTGGTCGAAAGCTCTATCACTGGCTAAAGTTTGATCTCAATTTCAAAGCCCTACCCAGCAAGAAGCCCCTCAGTCTCGGCAACATATACAAGCTACTAGAAAACCCCTTCTACTACGGTGTGTTTGAGTATCCTAAGAAATCAGGTAATTGGTATAACGGTAAACATCCACCACTTATCACCAAGGAACTATTTGATCAAGTCCAAACTCAACTTAAAGGTAACGAGCTAAAAACCAGACAAGAAAAAGAGTTTGCGTTTACCAAACTCATGACCTGCGGACTTTGTGGATCAGGTATCAGTGCTGACGAGAAATACAAGAAATTAAAGAATGGAAGTATTAAAGGTCATATCTACTACGGATGTACAAAGGCAAGAGACAAGAACTGCAAATGTGGGTATCTAGCTGAATCGGAGTTAGTTAAACAGCTTCAAACTTTGGTTGATGGAGTACAAATAAACGAAACGTCTGTACAGAAGAAGATTGTTTCAGAAGTGACAAGATATAAAAGATTTGAGTCATCGCTACTTGGTCAGGATCTGAATTTCGAGATTGGAGATATTGATATCAAACGATACATTAAATTCTTGTTAAAGGAGGGATCTGTTGAAGAGAAACGGGAGATAATGTCTTGTTTTAAGTCCTCAATATTTTTGAGTAATAAAAAAATTGAATTAGGAAGCAAAATTAATTCTTAAAATATCT